AACAATACAGTTCAAACATACAAATGTTATCACAACAAAAAGGATCACTTTTAAGAGATAAAGTGAGACTTGAGTCTGTTACAGGGAAGAATGCTTTCTTCGACCAAATTGGTTCTGTAACTGCAACTGTAAGATCGACTAGACACTCGAACACTCCTCAAGCAGATACTCCTCACTCAAGAAGAAGAGTTAGCTTGGTTGATTACGAGTTCGCAGATCTTGTAGATGATCTAGACAAAGTAAGAATGTTAGTAGATCCAACTTCTAGCTATGCACAAGCTGCTGCTTATGCAATGGGTAGAGCAATGGATGATGCTATCATCGCTGCTGCAACTGGTTCAGCTGATACTGGTGTAGCTGGAGGTACTGCAGTAGCTTTACCTTCTGGTCAAAAAATTGCTGAGTCTGGAACTGCTGGTTTAACTATCGCTAAGTTAAGACAAGCAAAAGAGATCATTGACTTAAACAGTGTTGATCCTTCGCTAAAAAGATACATCGTAGTATCTCCAAAACAGATCACAGATCTATTAGGAACTACTGAAGTAACTAGCAGCGATTTTAACACAGTAAAAGCATTAGCATCTGGTGATGTTAATACTTTCTTAGGTTTTGATTTCTGTGTAACTAACAGATTAACAATCGCTTCAAGCAAAAGAAAATGTTTTGCTTTCGTGCAAGATGGTCTTGCATTAGCTGTAGGTAAAGACTCTACTGCTAGAATCGATGAAAGATCTGACAAGGGTTATGCAACTCAAGTTTACTATTCTGCTGCATTCGGTGCAACTAGAATGGAAGAAGCTAAAGTTGTGGAAATACTTGCTCACGAAGCATAGTAAATAAAATTTTAGGGGGTGAAAGCGAGAGTGGAAACCCCCTGGAATGCATGAAACAAATTAAAAATTTAAAAACTGTTTTACATCTAAGGAAAGGCAATCATATCTACAGATATGTATTGGTAGACAGATTTAAGTATGGTCCAAAATATCATTATGGATTTGATATTAAGGAAGAAAGATTAGAAGAAGAAATCCATGCCTTAGAAAAAGATAGACATATAAGGCGAAAGTATATTATAAGGAAGTAATATGGCATCAGTAGTAGACATTTGTAATGGAGCATTAAATCAACTAGGTGCTTCCACAATATTATCACTTACAGAAGATTCAAAAAACGCAAGACTTTGTAACGCAAGATACACACAAGTTAGAGATAGTTTGTTTAGATCTCATCCCTGGAATTGTTTAATAAAAAGAGTTGAACTTGCAAGAGACACTGACACTCCTTCTTGGGGTTTTAGTTATCAATTTACTTTACCTGCAGATTGCTTGAGAGTTCTTACAATTTTAAATTATGATTATGATTATAAAGTTGAAGGAAGAAAAATTTTAGCTAATCATGATACAGTTAAAATACAATATGTTTCAAGAGTAACAGATGCTAATCAATATGATGAACTATTAAGAGAAACAATTTCTGCTTCATTAGCTGCAGACATTGCTTATGCTGTAACTTCTTCTAATCCTACTGCTTCTAATATGTATAATTTATTTCAAGATAAATTAAAAGAAGCTAGATTTGTAGACGCAACAGAAGGTCAAAATAATAACCCAGACAATGGTCAATCAGATATTATTGGTGCATCATCTTTTATAAACGCAAGGTACTAACCTATGGCAAGAGTTGCTGTTCAAATAACGAACTTTACAGGTGGTGAATTATCTCCAAGGTTAGATGGTAGAAACGATTTACAAAAATATCCTACAGGATGTAAGACTTTAGAAAACATGATTGTGTATCCTCATGGAAGCGCAGCAAGAAGATCTGGTACACAATTTGTTGCAGAGGTAAAAGACTCTACAAAAGAAACAAGATTAATTCCTTTTGAGTTTAGTACAACGCAAACTTATATGTTAGAGTTTGGCAATCAATACATAAGATTTTATAAAGACAATGGTCAAATATTATCTAGTGGTTCTGCATATGAAATTAGTTCACCTTATTTAGAAGCAGAATTATTTGATATTAAATTTGCACAATCTGCTGACGTTATGTATCTTTGCCATCCTAATCATCCTGCAAAAAAATTAGCAAGAACAGGTCATACATCTTGGACATTAACAAGTGTTAATTTTACTGATGGTCCATATTTAGATAACAATATTACATCAACAACAATATCAACTTCTGCACACACAGTAGGAACTGGCAGAACTTTAACTGCTTCATCTACTACAGGAATAAATGACGACACAGGTTTTCAAACAACAGATGTTGGAAGATTAATAAGATTTAGAGATGGATATGGAAAGATAACTGCTCGTAGTTCTACAACAGTTGTTACTATAGAAATAATACAAGACATGGGTTCTTCTAGTTCTTCAACAGATTGGTCGCTTGGATCATTTTCAGATACCACAGGTCATCCTTCTTGCGTAACCTTCTTTGAACAAAGATTAGTTTTTGCTGCAACATTATCTCAACCACAAACAATATTTTTTTCTAAATCTGGTGACTATGAAAACATGGATGAAAACAGAGGTAACACAATAGCTGATGATGATGCTATCATTTATACAATTGCTTCTAACCAGGTAAACGCAATTAGATTTATGACAGCTACAAGAACTTTAATTATTGGTACTGCAGGTGGTGAGTTTGCAGTTAGTGGGGGATCAGTTGATACTGCTATAACTCCAACAAACATTTTAATTAAAAAACAATCTAATAATGGTGCTGCAAACGTAGATGCATTAGCAGTAGGTAACGCAACTTTATTTTTACAAAGAGCAAGAAGAAAACTAAGAGAACTAGCTTATAACTTTGATGTTGATGGTTATGTTGCTCCAGACTTAACTATTCTTGCCGAACATATTTCAGAAGGTGGATTTAAACAATTGTCATATCAACAAGAACCAAATCAAATTATTTGGTGTGCAAGAAACGATGGTCAATTAGTTGGATTAACTTATCAAAGAGAACAACAAGTTGTTGCTTGGCACAGACATATTTTTGGTGGTGTATTTGGAAGTGGTAATGCAGTTTGTGAAAGTGTTGCTACAATTCCAACAGATGATTCAGAATACCAAACTTATGTAATTGTAAAAAGAACAATTAATGGTGCAACAAAAAGATATGTAGAATTTATACATCAATATAAATTTGATGAAACAGATGATACTTCATTTAATTTTTTAGACTCACAGTTAGAATACAGTGGATCTGCTGTTACAACTATTTCTGGTTTATCTCATCTTGAAGGTCAAACAGTTTCTGTGTTAGCAGATGGATCAACTCATCCAGATAAAGTTGTAAGTTCTGGAGAAATAACTTTAACTAGATCTGCTACTAAAGTTAAAGTTGGTTTACCATACACATCATTATTACAAACTATGAGAATAGATGCTGGCGCACAAAATGGTACATCACAATCTAAAACAAAAAGAATTTACGAAATCACTGCTAGACTTTATGAAAGTATTGGTATCGAAGTTGGTCCAGATCTAAATAATATGGAAAGAATACCATTTAGATCTTCAGCTGATGATATGGATAGTGGTATTGCAGTATTTACAGGAGATAAAGATATAGAATTTAGAGGAAACTATGAAACAGATGGTTTTATATTTGTAAGACAAACTCAACCTTTACCTTTAACAATATTGTCATTGTATCCAAAACTTCAAACAAACGATGGATAAAATAATTAATATTGTAAAATATAAAGGTGAGCATGGTCAGTACATTATGAAACAACAAATGAACCATAGTTTAATGGATGAAGATATGAAGTTTAGAGCAAACGCAAAATTATTAGAACAAGAAAATTTAGCATTTACAGGTATGATTGATGGTAAACCTATCTTTGCTGCAGGCATGAAAATTATTTGGGATGGTGTTGCAGAGGGTTGGGTGCTAGCAACTAAAGATGCTTTGGACCATCCTATAGCAGTTGCGAAAGCAATAAAAAAAGATTTTGCACGAATTGCTAAAGAAAATAATATCAATAGAGTTCAAAGTGCTGTAAGAGCAAACTATACAACAGGTTTAAAATTTGCTAAATGGTTAGGATTAGAGGAAGAAGGTTTAATGAAAAAATTTGGTTTTGATGGTTCAGATCAATATATGTATGCGAGGTTATTCTAATGGGTTGGCAAGCAGCAGTAGTAGGCGCAATAGGTGCAGCAACATATAAACAACAAGGTAAAATTGGAAAATTTAATGAAGCCGTAGGAAATCGTAATGCAAACGTTCTTGAAGCAGAAGCAGCTCAAATAGAAAAAAAAACAGAATTTGATATTGCTAGATTTAATGAGTCTTATCAAAAATTAGTAGGTCAAGCAGAAGTAGCTTTTGCTAAATCTGGTGTAGTTCAAGGAACAGGCACAGCATATAGGATAGCTGCAGCAAATGCTAGAGAGAAGGCTCTGCAAGAAAACATTATTAGATATAATGCACAAGTTGCAAAATCTAAAAAACTTGAACAAGCAAACTTTGCAAGAATAAATGCTAGTATGGCTTACGAGTCTGCAAAACTTGCAAGACTACAAACAGTTGCATCTTATGGAACAAGTTTACTTAATATGAGTAATTTTGGAACTAGACCAGTAGATCAAACAATTCAAGTAGGAGATATGTAATGCCAAAAATACCTACATTTACAACTCAAGCAACAATAACAGATGATGTTGGATCAGTTCAATCTAATATTCAAATGGGTTTAAACCAAACTATTGGTGCTGCTCTAGCACCTGTAACAAAAGAAATTGTTGCACACAAAGTTAAGCAAAAAGATTTTGAAAATAAAACTGAAGCATTAAAATTAGAAAATGATTTTATTAGAGAAATGCAAGAAGTTTATACTGAAGCTGGTAATTTGCAAAACGAAGATCAAGCACAAAACTTAGTTAAAACTAGATCAAATCTTTTAATAAAAAAATATTCTGGTCTTGCAAGTAATAGAGGAACACAAGATTTATTTAATCAGTATGCATTAAGTGAAGTTCAAAAAGGAATTTTTAGAACAAGTACAGCAGTTCAAAAAAATACTTTAATTGCACTAGATACTTTAGTTAGTGAAAAAAAATCAAGGTTAATGATTACTGCTTTAGATATAAAAGATGGATTTGATTATGAAGTTTTAGAACAAGATTTAGAAAATTTATACACAACTCATTATAAAGGTAAGGTATCTGACGCAATTCTTAGTAAATTAATTTCTGGAATTCCAAATGAAATTAAAACACTAGAAGCAGACAAAATGATTTCTGAAAATCCAAGAGAAGCAATACAAATGTTAATGAATGAAAAAGATTTTGTAGGATTAACATTTGAGTCTAGAAAATCTTTAATAGAAAAAGCTAAAGCAACTCTAGCACCTATGATTAAACTACAGTACAAAGATCATCTTGCAATGATTGCTAAAGGTAAAGAAAGTTCTTTTGACATGAATATGGCTTCATTGGTGTTACCTACAAAAACAGTTAATGCAATGATTGCAGAAGAAACATTAAATAAAGATCGTGCAGTAAATAATAATGTTCTTTTAAATACTCCATTGTCTATGACAGATGATGTTGCAGATGATTTTATAAAAGAAGGTTATGAGTTACATGGAGAAGTAAAAGGTCAAGCAAATGAACTTTATATTAAAGAGTTAGTTTCAAATAAAAAGAAAGCACTTAACAGTGATCCTGTTGGTTTTATAAAAACATTTGATCAAGAAGTAGAACTTGCTTATCAAGAATTAGAAGCAGAAACAGATCCTAATCTTATCAAAAGTAAAAAAACTGCATTAATAGAAATGGTTAAAGAAAAACAAAGAGCATTAGAAATACCAGAAAGTGCTATTAGAGTTGCAACCAATGAAGAAATTAACAAAATAAAAACAACACTTACAGACCCAGAAACTTCAGCTGAAGATAAAATAAACTTTATGATGTTTACACAAGAAATGTATGGCAATGACAATATGGGTAAAGTTTTAAATCAATTGACAGATGTTAAACTTCCACATGATTACATAGTTGCATTTAGCACAAACAGTGTAGAGTTAAAAAAAGATATTGTTTCTTCAAGCACACAAGATTTAGAAGCATTAGAAAAATTAGTAAAAGGAAGAATACCAGAAGGTGAAAAATTTAATTCTATAAAACAAAAAGTTGTAAAAGAAATGGAAGATTTTGAAAATGTTCTTGAAGTTCAAATAGAAGGATCAATAGATAAAACTGAACTTATTCAAAACATGGAAGATACTATTTACAAAGCAGCATTATATAAAATTAAATACAAACAAATGAGTATAGGCGATGCAGTTAAATCTGCTTCACAGGAATTTTTAAGAGACTACAGAATACCTGCTTCTCAAACTTACATGATACCTGTAGATGTAAATGGTAAAAGAACTAATACAATTTTATTAGAACAAAAAGCAGAAGCTATTCTTTTAGATATAGAATCTAATGGAGAATTTCTAGATGAGTTTCATGGAGAAGATGGTTATATGCATTATGCAAAATTTGCAGGAGCAGAAAATTTAACTGAAGAACAAGTTAAAGATAGAATGACAGCTAACATTAAAAAACATTCTAAATGGTTAATGAATGCAGATATGACAGGTGTTATTTTATATACAGATTATAATAATACAACAGCTCCAGTTGTTAATGCAAATGGTGATAAGATAGAATTTTTCTTTGTAGATACTGAAAACAACAAAGGTATCATGAGTACAGAATTAAAATTCCCAGTAACAGGTAAAGATATAACTTTAGTAGATGAAAGCGATGGTTTAGATTATTTAGATTTTGAATTACCTTCAGACGAAAATCAAAACATAGGTGGAGAAAGCATTACATTAGGAAGTGCAATTGATACTGTTGGAAGTTTATTTGTATCAGAAGCAAAAGCATCTGAAGTTAATATTACTGTTGGAAAAAGAATTGTGTTAGGTGATAATATTACTAACGAAGAATCTCAAAGTAATTTACAAAAATTTATTAGTGCTGTTCATGATATAGAAAGTGGTAAAGGAAAAGATTTATATAATCAATCTTCTACTGCTGCAGGAGATTTTCAATTTAAAATGCTAACAGGTGATGGTAATAAAGAAGGTTCTGCTTTTCAAACAGGATTACAAAGAGTTATAAATTTATATGAAGCTAAAAATCAGAGTGTTCCTAGTTGGGTTAAATCTGCTAAAGAACATAATGATCCTAGAAAATTAACTTACGAACAACAAGAAGAATTATTTTTAATTAACTTACAACAACAAAAAGGAACTGATGCTTTAATAAAAGCAATGTTAGATGGTAATATGGAAAAAGCAATGGAATTGTATGCAAAATATCATCACACAAATGTTAAAGTTTTAAATGACAAAATTATAAAACAAAAATTTAAAAAAGCATACAAAGACTAATACTATGATAAATTTTGGATTAGGTAGTTTTGAAACATCCGAACAAGAAATAGGTTCTTTATATAATCAAACTAGAGCTGGTTTTTGGGAAACTGCAGGTGCAACATTTATGAATGCCTGGAACTACAATCCAACATCTTCTATATTTAGATCTGTAGAACAAACTCAAGCATATCAATCAAGTAGCGAATATTTAGACAGAGACTTTTTAAATAAAGAGTATGGAGATCTTGGTTTAGTTTTTGAAAAAGATACTAGAGCAGGTTTAGTTGATTACCTGGTAGAAAGAAAAAAATTAGAAAATGAAAGATCAGAAGTTATTTCTAGAGGTCCAAAAAGTAAACTTGCTAGAAGTTTTTTCTTTTTAGAGTCTTTAGGTACAAGTTTTCTGGACCCAATAAATATTGCTGCATCATTTGTTCCAATTGTTCGTGAAACAAGATTTGCAAACATGGTAGCAAAATCTGGTAAGAATGTTGCTAGAATGAAAAAAGGTTTTGTAGAAGGTTTTGTTGGTAACACTGCAGTTGAACCTCTTGTTTATGGTGTAGCAAAATCAGAGCAAGCTAATTATGATGTTTACGATTCTTTTGCGAACATAGCAGTAGGTGGATTTATAGGTTCGGCAGCTCATGTTGGGTTTGGAAGAATAGGTGATTTTATTGCAGAAAAAAGAGGTAAGCCAAATATTTATCAAAAACTTGCTGCGATCTCTCCAGAAAATCAACAAGCATTATTAAGGTATTCTGTTGGTAAAGTTTTGAAAGGAGAGAAGGTAGATACTGGAAATGTTATAGTTGAAAAAACTAGAATAGGTGATGAAAGATTAAATAAATTAGAAGAACAAATTGTAGAGTACAAAGGTTTATATAAAAATGCTTTAGATAATAAAGACAGAAAATCTGCAAAAGTTTACTTGCAGAACTTGCGAAACCTACAAAAAACAGAAAGAGATTTAATTGAAGCTAAAAAAAAAGCAAACGATGAAGCTAAACTAAAAGAACAAAAAGAAGGTATTAATGCTAACAATAAAAAACCATTAACACCTGTACAAATAAGTAAAAAAGAAAAAGTAACTTCTGAGATAGAAGCAGAAGCAGAAAATCTTAATGCATCAACTAAAGTTAGACAAAAACAATTAGATATTAAAGATGAAGATATTGCTCCAATATCTGAAAACAAAGCTGAAATAGAAAAAATAGATAACAATATAAAAAATAAAACTAAGATAAGAGAAGCTATAGAAGCAGGAACTTATTGTACTAAGAGGAATAGTTAATGGCAGATATAAAAAGAATATCTAAATGTTTTCAAGAAGTTAAAAGATTAACTGGTGATCTTATATCTGATGAACAAATTAATGAAATTTTAGATGAAGCTAAAATAAAAATTAATGAAAGTAAGTTTGAGAAAGCACAAATAAAAACAGACGAAATTTTAGCAAAAGAAATTATAGATAAATTTGAATACGAACAAGCATTAAAAAAAAGAAACTTAGCCGACAACAACATGAAGGCTATAGATATTTATCAAAAAATAATAGATGCCGTAGATTTATCTGCTGCGTCTGGAGTTAAATTTAGATTAACACCAGAAGAAGGTGTTTTATCAATATTAGTAGGTGGTCAAAAATTTTCTAAAATTGCTAGAGACTCTATTGGATCAAGACAAGTTGCTTCAGAAGAAATGTACATAACTAAATTTTTTAAATTAATTAATGACATATCACCTACTGCTTGGGATTCTCTTACTTCTGGTAAAATGGATTTGGAAATTATGGATGAAATAAAAGGTTTAGTTTCTGGTAATGCAGAAGCTGCACAAATTGCAAAAGTTTTAGTAGAAATACAAGCAGATTTAAGAACTCAATTAAATGATTTAGGAGCAAACATAGGTGAAATAGATGATTGGATTACAAGAATGTTTCACGATACAGAAAAAATGGCTAGAGCTGCAAATGGTTCTAAATTAATTGGAGATCATAGAGTTGCATGGAGAGAATATATAAAACCAAGATTAGATTTAAAAAGAACTTTTCCAAATGTAAATGACCCTAAAGAAATAGATAAAATATTAGATGGTGTTTTTGATAGTTTAATGTCTGGCGATCATACAAAACACGATGGTGCAGGAAGTGTTTTTGGAACAAAAAATGTAACAAATAGATTGAATGCATCAAGAGTTTTACATTTTAAAAATTCTGCTAGTAGACAAGAATATAGTGTTAAGTTTGGACAACCTTCTTTAAAAGAAAATGTTTTAGGTGTTATAACTACTAGCACAAGAAACATTGCATTAATGCAAACACTTGGAACTAACCCTAAAGATACTTTAGAAAAAGTTTTAGTTTTATTAAGAAAAAAATACAGAAATGAAGATCCTAAACAAGTTAGTAAATTAATGTTTAAAAATTTTGAAAATGAATTTAAAGAAATAGATGGAAGTATTAATGGTATTGCAAATGATATTTTAGCAAAAGTAGGTATGGTTGTTAGATCAACAGGAGCAATGGCAAGACTAGGTATGACACCTATTACTTCTTTTGGTGACTTACCTCAATACATGGGTAGTACAAACTTTCAAGGTAGAGGATTATTAACTGGTTTATTTGAAGCATTAACAGGATTGTTTAATGCAAACGATAGAGCTGCAATGGAAGTATTACAAGTAGTAAGTAACTCTTATTCTGCTACGGCTTATAGAGGAAATGTATATGCTGCAGGTAATGATAGTTGGGGTAAAATGGGTGAACTACAGAATACATTTTTTAAATGGAACTCATTAAATGGTTGGGTGTCAAGATTAAAAAGTTCAATGATATTAGGATTGTCTAGACATTATGGAATGCAGACTAGCACAAAATTTTCAGATCTAGATTTAAGAGAAAGAAATTTTTTAACTTTATATGGTATTGATGAAGGTAAATGGGATATGCTTCGTTCAATTGAAACTTTGGCAGTTGACAATAAAAGATATTTAACTGCAGAAGGTGTCAATGAAATAGCAGATGAAGTTATTATTAATTATGTTGGTAGAAAATTATCTCAAAGAGAAATAAGAAATTTTAAAAAAGATTTAGAATTAACCTGGAGAAATGTTTTAGTAGATCAAGGTATGCATGGATCTCCAGAACCAGATGCTGCAACTAGAGCAATCATGAACCAGGGTCTAGAAAAAGGTACTCCAATGGGAGAGACTATTAGATTTGTTATGCAGTTTAAAGGGTTCCCTATCAGTATGTGGAAAAAAATTATTGGTAGAGAATTATATTCTTACGGAGCAGATGAGGGTAATTTACCAATGTTAAAAGGTTTAACAAGTCTAGTAATTATGGGTACTATGTTTGGTTATATAGCTATGACAACTAAAGATATGATTAGAGGTAGATCACCTAGAGATCCTAAGAAAAAAGGTGTTATTTTACAATCCTTTGCTCAAGGTGGAGGTGGTGGTATTTATGGTGATTTCTTAATTAGTGAAATACAAAATGAATATGGAAATGGTATATTTGAAACTGCTCTTGGACCAACTGCAGGAGACATAAAAAAATTTTTTGATATGGTTCAAGCTATGAATGAACCTAAAAAAGCAGGTAAAAAATTTTACGAATTAGTTGAAGGTCATACACCTTTTTTAAATTTGTATTACACTAAAGCAGCATACGATTATTTAATTGGCTATCAAATTAAAGAGTTTTTAGATCCTGGATACTGGGAGAGAATGAAAGCAAATCATAGTGAAAAAAGAGGTCAAACATATTACATGAAACCAGGTTCGATAGTGCCAGAATTTAACCAATAAAGAGTAGAAATAATGATTAAAAGAGAATATAAACAAGAATATTTATTTACAAAACCATCAACATTGTTTAAAGGTTTTTAGCATATGACAATATCATCGACTACAGTAAAAAATTCATATTCTGGAAATGGTAGTTTAGCTACATTTAACTATACATTTAAAATTTTTGCAAACACAGATTTACAAGTTATTATAAGATCTTCAACTGCAACAGAAACAGTTAAAACTTTAACAACTCATTATACAGTTACAGGAGCAGGAAATGCTAATGGTGGAACTGTAGTTTTTACAAGTGGTAATATACCAGCTAATGGAGAAACTGTTGTTATAAGAAGAGCAATTCCACAAACTCAAGCAATTGATTATATTGCTAATGATCCTTTTCCTGCAGAAAGTCATGAAGAAGGATTAGATCGTGCAACAATGGCAGTACAACAACTGCAAGAAGAAGTTAATAGATCTATAAAATTATCAAGAACAAATACAATGAACTCTACAGAGTTTTCTATTGGCTCAACTGATAGAGCAGGAAAAATTTTTGGTTTTGATAGTAATGGTGAACTTGTTGTATCGCAAGAGTTAGGTACATTTAAAGGTAATTGGTCTGCAGGTACAACTTATGCTGCTAGAGATATAGTTAAAGACACAAGCACAAATAATATTTTTTTAGCAAACACAGGTCATACTTCTTCTGGAAGTCAACCTTTAACTACGAATACAGATAGTGCTAAATGGGATTTATTAGTAGACGCAGCTAGTGCTACAAGTGCTTCTTCAACGGCAACAGCACAAGCTACAATAGCTACTACAAAAGCAGGTGAAGCATCAACTAGCGCATCAACAGCTCTATCTCATAAGAACGATGCTGAAACTGCAAAGACGGCAGCAGAAACTGCACAAACTGCATCTGAAACTGCAAGGAACGCAGCACAAACTGCTCAAGCAGCAGCAGAAACTGCTTTAGATACTTTTGATGATAGATTTTTAGGTGCTAAGTCTAGTGATCCTTCAGTTGATAATGATGGAAATGCTTTAGTTGATGGTGCATTATATTTTGACACAGCTAATGATGTAATGAAAGTTTATGATTTGAGTAATACTCAATGGAGACAACTTGCATTAACTGGAACTAATCAAACAAATGTAAACACAGTTGCTGGACAAATTTCTCCAACAAATAATATTGCAACACTAGCTGGTTTAAATACTCAAATATCAAATTTAGGTGGATTAACAACAGAGATTACAAATCTTAATAATATAAGAACAGATATTTCTGGAGTCAACTCAATTGCAGCAAATGTAACTGCAGTTAAAAATAATGAAACAAATATTAATAGCGTACATAATAATAGTGCAAACATTAATACACTTGCAGGAATTTCTGGATTATCAACTTTAGCATCAAACAATGCTAATATAACAACTGCTGTAAATAATTTAAGTTCAATAAATAATTTTGCAGAAGTTTATAGAATTGCTTCATCAGCTCCAACTTCAAGTCTTAATATTGGTGATCTTTATTTTGACACAACGGCTAATGAATTAAAAGTTTACAAATCGTCTGGTTGGAGTGCAGCTGGTTCTACAGTAAACGGAACATCGCAAAGATTTACTTATAATATTACAAGTGCAGTTTCTTCTGTATCTGGAACGGATGCAAACGGAAATACTTTAGCATATGACGCAGGATTTGCTGACGTTTATGTTAATGGGGTTCGTATGTCTAGCGCAGATATTACAATTACTTCTGGTACTTCAGTTGTATTTGCTTCTGCTTTATCAAATGGTGATGTAGTTGATGTTGTTGCTTATGGAACATTTAATGTTGCTTCTATTAATGCATCTAACATAACTGCAGGAACTATTAATAATGACAGATTACCTTCACCAACATTAGTTGTAAAAGGTGATGGTTCAAGTGCAGAAGGTCAAATACAATTAAATTGTGCGCAAAATTCTCATGGTGTAAAAATTAAATCACCTGCTCACTCTGCAGGTCAATCATACACTTTAATATTACCAACTTCAGTTGGATCAAGTGGTCAAGTTCTTGCAAGTAATGGTTCTAACACAAATCAATTATCTTGGGTTGACGCAGTAGAAGCAAAACCAACAGTAGCAAACGTATCTCAAACTATTGCTCCTGCAACTGCTACAACAATTAGTATTACAGGAACAGGATTTGTTTCTATACCTCAAGTAGAGTTTGTAAAAACAGACGGATCAGTAACTGTAGCTAATACAGTTTCATTTACAAACGCAACAACACTTTCAGTTAATGTAACTTTAGCAAGTGGCAATTATTTTGTTAGAGTAGAAAATCCAGATGGTAACGCAGGAAGAAGCACAAACAATATTTTAACTGCGTCTACTGCTCCATCATTTACTACTGCAGCAGGTTCACTTGGAACTTTTGCAGGAAACTTTTCTGGAACATTATTTACATTACAAGGTTCTTCAGACAGTGCAATTACATTTGCAGAAACAACTTCTAATTTAAGTGGTGCTAATGTAACACTTTCTTCTGCAGGAGTATTGGCAACAACTGATTTTGGTGGTAGTAGTACAACACCAACGCAATATAATTTTAATGTTAGAATTACAGATGCTGAAGGTCAAACTGCAGACAGAAGTTTTAGTATTACTTCTAGCTTCGGTGCAACAGGTGGAGGACAATTCAACTAATGGCTAATACATATATAAAAAGAGATTTATCAGTTTCAGAAACGATATACAAATGGACATGGTCAGCTTGGGTAAAAAGGTCAGGTAGTTTTGGTAGTGTTAATACACTTTTTAAAAGCAGACAAGATGGTAATAATTGGGTTCAAGTTTATTTTGGTGATGGTGGTCATGCAGATGAATTACTTGTAGCTGGTTATAAAAATGGTGGTTATCATTATGCTTATTCAACATCTAGAAAATTTAGAGATGTAAATGCTTGGTATCATATTGTTGTAAATGTAGACAGTTCACAATCAACAGCAGGAGATAGAGTAAGAATATATGTAAATGGAGAAAGAGAAACTTCTTTTGCGACATCAACAAATAATTTAAGTAATGGCGATAGTTTAATTTTTAATACATCAGATAGTGGAACTGGTCATACCATTGGTTCATGGAACACAACTGCTTATTTTAATGGTCTTATGTCTCATGTGCATTATTCTTCTGGTTATTCCTATGCACCTACAGTTTTTGGTTCAACAGATAGTACAACTGGAGAATGGAAAATAAATACCTCTCCTAGTTTTACATTAGGTGGAAATGGATACACAATTTTAAAAGATGGAAACACAATTACAGACCAGTCATCTAACAGTAATGATTTTACTTTAGGTGGTGGTACACTTTCAAAAACAGAAGATTGTCCAAGTAATGTTTTTTGTACAATAAATCCATTAGATAATTATTATGCCAATTCTACAATGACACATGGTAATACTAGAATAACTACAGCAAATTCAAATAGAAGTTATAATACAGGAACTTTAGGTGCATCATCTGGAAAATATTATTGGGAAGTAAAAGCTGTATCTAATGTAGGTTCTTCAAATGGTTGTTATTTTGGTATTGCTTCAACAAATCCAACTAATGATGGAGTTTCAACTGCAGCATCTTTAGGAACTAAACAATATGATTATGGCTATCTTTCTTATGATGGAAAAATTCTTAGTAATAACTCATATAGTAATTATGGAAATTCTTATACTGATAATGACATAATAGGTGTTGCTATGGATTTAGATAATAACAAATTATATTTTTCTAAAAATGGTACTTGGCAAAATAGTGGAGATCCTACAAGTGGTTCAACAGGTACAGGTGCTATTTCTATTCAAGATCCAAGTGGAACAGTCAATGGTGTTTATACACCTGGATTAGGAGATTGGTGGGTTAATGGCTTTACAGTAAGTTTTAATTTTGGCAATGGATATTTTGGTGGTACAGCAGTATCTAGTGCAGGAACTAATGCTAGTAATTTGGGGATATTTGAGTATGATGTGCCAACAGGCTACACAGCTCTTTGTACAAAAGGATTAAACGAATAATATGGCTTATACTACAATTAATAAATCTACAGAACATTTTAATACTAAAACTTGGACAGGTACAGGTGATTATACAACTGCTATTACAGGAGTAGGATTTCAACCAGATTGGGTTTGGGTTAAAAATAGAGATGTAGGAGATGACCATATGCTTTTTGATGCTGTAAGAGGTGTCACAAAAAGATTATTTTCAAATGCTGATACTGCAGAAGGAACAGATGCACAAACATTAACTTCATTTGATAGTGATGGTTTTACAACAGGAACTAGCAGAGCAACTGGTGGAGATAGTGGAAATAAAATGGTTGCATGGAACTGGAAAGCAGGTGGTGCAGGTTCAGCTAATACAGCAGGAAATACAAACTCTACTGTAAGTGTCAATACTACAGCAGGGTTTTCAATAGTCAAATGGACAGGTACAGGAAGTGCTACAACAGTTGGACATGGATTAGGTGTTGCTCCAACATGGATTATTGTTAAAAATTTAGCAGATGCTAATGATTGGTTTGTTTATACAAAAGCTATAGGATATTCTATGTCAAACCCAGACCCAGAAACAGATTATCTTAAATTAAATCAAATTAATGGCAGAGCAGATGACGCTAATGCTTGGAATGATACAGCACCAACAAATCAAGTATTTAGTGTTGGTAGTGCTTCAAATGTAAATGGAAGTTCTGACCCTATGATAGCTTATTGTTTTACAGATAAAACAGGATATTGTAAAGTTGGTTCTTATTATGGTAATGGTAATGCTAATGGAACATTTATTTACACTGGATTTAAACCTGCGTTTGTTATTACTAAAAAAACAAGTGGTAATGATGAATGGAATATAAATGATACTACTAGAGATTCTTATGGTAATCCTTTAGATGCAAATTTACTTGCAAATACAAGTGCCGCTGAAACAGACCATGATAGATTTGATGCAGTTTCAAATGGGTTTAAAATGCGTACAGATAGTGGTCAATATAATGCAAGTGGTTCAACATACATCTACATGGCATTTGGTCAATCATTAGTAGGTTCAAACAACGTACCATGTACAGCTAGGTAATATGACAAGAGCAAGAGAAATTTCAAACATACTAGGTAACTTAGATAGTACAGAGGTTTATGGTTTTAACAAAAATGTTAGTGGTCAATTGATAGTGACTACTACAAACAGTGGTGCAGACAATATAAATGAAAGCACATATGCTGCATTTGATCAAGTATTATTAGCTTCTGGTGGCTATACTTTTAGCATAAATAATGATGGAAATTTAATTGCAACAATTTAAAAATTAGTATAAGGAGAAACATATGGCTACAATTAATTTAGGTTCTATAAAATTTAACTGGCGAGGTGCATACAATGCAGGTACTGCATATGCTATAGATGATGTTGTTTCATACAATGGTTCATCATATATTGCAAAAACAGCAACAACAGGAAACCTTCCAACTGTTACAGCTAACTGGGATATAATGAGTTCAGCAGGTACTAATGGAACAGACTTAACAACTACATTAACGACACAAGGCGATATACTTTACAGAGATGGTTCTGGTCTTGCACGATTAGGATATGGAACTACTGGAAAAGTATTAACTACAAAAGGTAGTGGACAAAATCCTACTTGGGAAACACCATCTGGTGGAATAATTCAATATAAAAATGCTTTGATGACAAGCTCAGTAACAATTAATTATTCTGATGGAAGATATAGAATAACAGCATTAGATGTGACTTTAGACACAGCTCCTACAACTGGAAATTCTTTATTAATACTAGGAAATATTGCTTATGGTAAAAATAATGGCGACCCAGGTTGTGCTATGAGATGGGAATATTCAACAGACAACTCATCTTGGTCAAGCAGAGATAGATACGATTTCTTTACTGGTGGTGCTCATGCTGGAACAGACGCAAATGGAAACTGGACACACTCTGGATCTTATATGTCTGATTGGCAAAGTGGTGCTGATACTGCTCACGCATCATTAAATACGATTGTGACAGCAGCAAATATTGGAAATGCTAGATATTTTAGAGTAACTGCTAGACAAACTGATAATTCAAACCACGAATTATGTTTTGGTAAAGGTCATGGATTAAACGCTAGTGATAGTTATGCAGCATCATCAACTGGAAATTTAACAATAATAGAATTAGGAGCATAACATGGACAGTAATATAATTATAAAAGCATTAAGATACGCAAAAGATAGTCAAGGTTGGTCGCATAACTTTGCTGTTAAAGGTAATGAAATAAATGAAACTAATTATTCTGAAAGCATTGATTGGTTAAATGGTAAAGATAATGCTGGAGTATCTATTGTAGTAGATGAACCTCAAATATCTTGGTCTGAATTACAACCATTCATTACACAAGCAGAAGAATATTATACTTCTATTGCTCATCAAAAACCAAGAGCAAAAGCATATCCATCAATTAGAGATCAATTAGATATGATGTATCATGATCAAGTTAATGATACAACTACCTGGAAAGACGCAATAGCAAAAGTTAAAGCTGATAATCCAAAATCAGAATAATTAATCATGAAATTTGTATTGGCATATACCTTATGCTCTGCAATTACAGGCATGTGCAATACACCAACAATAACTCCAATGGAATTTTATAAATGGAGTGATTGTAATAAAGCAGGCGCACTCGCAACTGTAGAAGTTATAAATTATAATTCCGAAAGATTTGATGAAGAAATGTTATATGTTACTTATTTTTGTAACAAGGTAGGTGATGATGCCTAAAAAAAAGAAATCAGAAGATTTAGTACATGAGTCTCTTGGTCATCGTATTTCTAAGCATGAAGCAGTTTGTGCAGAAAGAATGAAAACTTTATTCAAAGCAATTGACGAGATGCGTAAAGATATTAAAGATTTAAGACAAGATATGAACAAAGGTAAAGGTGCAGTTCATGTATTAGTATTCTTGGCAGGCTTGATAGCAGCTATCATTGGCTTCTTTAAATGGAATGGCTAGAAGAAAAAAAGCAGTTACAGGCTTAACCTCAGAACTTTCAGCTCAATTACGTCTTGCAAAAGACCCCAATCTTATTGTATTTACTCCTATTGGTGGACTTGGACCAATAGATATTGTTACTTTAAATATGGATACAGGTGAGTATACTGCTTATGATGTTAAAAGTAAAAATTATAGAAAGGTTGACAGTTATACTGCACCAGACGGATATAAAAGAAATCTTAAAGGATCGTTTATATCCAGAGGAGCAACTAAAGAACAAAAAAAATTAAAAGTAAAAATAATATATGAATAGGAGAAACAATGCCGTTTGAAATGATAACAATGTTAGGCTCTACTGTGCTTGGAGGAGTAATGAGTATCTGGTCACAAAGTATAAAAGCAAAACAAGCAGAACAAAAAATGTTAATAGAAAGAGCCGAGGTACAACAAAAAGGTTTTAAAGAAGCAAGAGAATATGACAACAAAGGTTTTCAGTGGACCAGAAGAATTATAGCTTTAGTAGCTGTCTTTGCTATAGTCTTGTTGCCAAAACTTATGCCAATCATATCAGCTGATACAAGTGTTATTGTAGGTTACTTAGAATTTAAACCTGCGTTCTTCTTTATACCAGAAAAAGAAGTTATGAAATGGATAACATTATCATCTAACAGTTTAGTAATTACACCATTAGATACTAATTTAGTGTCTGCAATAATTGGATTGTATTTTGGTGGATCTTTAGTAAAGAAATAATATGAGTAACGAAGCACCAACAATGTTTGTATCGCAGTATAGTAAAAAAAAACCTACTTTACTTTCGCAACAAACAGGTAAAAAGAAAAAGAAAAAGAAATATAAAAAGAAAAGATAATGGCTAAACAAAAGTTTACACATTTTATACCTAGAGATAAACCTAAGAAGAGGGGTCCAGGAGCGCATAAAAAAAATAAAAATAAACATGAGAAACGTCAAAAAAAACTTACAAGGTACAAGGGTCAAGGAAGATGATTGATAAAATAATATATAAATTTTTTGGTTTGTTAGATACTTTTTCTGAATATTTAGACAAAGCATTTTTTCCAAAACCTAAAAAAAAAAATTGCAAGATATGTGGATCTAGATGTAATGGTAAGTGTAAATGAAAAATAAACCATTAAATATCTCTGAGTCTGCAGCTGTGCAAATGCCAATGAAAACAGTAGCTTCATTGATTTTATTAGTAGCAGCAGGAGTGTTCGCTTATACAGAACTTACGGCTAGGTTAGTATCTCTGGAGACATCAAGAGAATTATTTCAAAATGATTTACTTAAAAAAAGTGAACAAGTACCTGTAGACCAAGAACAAATATTTTTAATTGAAGATTTATATAAAACTGTAGAAAAAATGGAAGAGACTCAAGAAATGAATATGACTAATAAAGTAAATATAGAATTTTTAAGAGAACAATTAGATAAGGCTCTAAGAGATATAGAAGATTTAAAAGATAAAGTAAGAGCAAATGGTAATGGAGCGCACTAATGGAGTTGATTATAGCTTTGCTTATGATTGTAAATGGAGAAATCAAAGAACACAGAATACAACAATCTATGTCTGATTGTCTTAAAGGTAAAAGAATTGCAATGAGAACAAATAAAAATAATAATATTGTTTACCAGTGCATAAAGTCGATGGCTGAGTTAGAGTCAAACATCGATGGTAGTAAATCAATTAAAAAATTAATATTAGAATAATGGCTATAAGAAGAACAACCAAAGGTAAGAATGCAAACTACAGACCAACAAAGTCTGGAGCTGGAATGACGGCTAAAGGTGTAAAAGCATATCGAAGAGCTAACCCTGGAAGTAAATTAAAAACTGCAGTTACAGGTAAAGTTAAACCTGGATCAAAGGCAGCTAAACGTAGAAAGAGTTATTGTGCTAGATCTCTTGGTCAACTTAAAAGATCTTCTGCAAAAACAAGAAATGATCCTAACTCTAGAATAAGACAAGCTAGAAGAAGATGGAAGTGTTAGTGTGAAAAAAAAAGGATGGAAAAAACAAAAGGTTCAATCATTAATTTGTGGTTACTGTCAAGAATGTAATAAACAATTAATGAGTGATGAGGGTGGTTGGATCATTACTGCAAAGAGACAATATTTTTGCCATGATGGTAAAGATGGTTCTTGCTTTGACAACTATTGTGAGTTAAAACTTAAACAACATAAGGAGAATAATTATGTATGGTAAATCAAAAGCTAAAAGTAAACTAACTGCTAAACAAAAGACTTTACCAAAATCTTTACAAAAAAAGATTATGAAGTCTAAATCTAAAAAGAGAAAATAATGAAAAAAGGTTATCACAAAACTAAATCTGGTAAAACTGCAAAAAAAGGTTTGTACTACAATATTAACAAACGTAAGAAAGCAGGTACATCAAGAAGCAAAAAAAAATCTACTATATCTTCAAAGGCTTACAAGAATATGAAGTCTGGATTTAAAAAGTAGTTTTTTTTAATTCTTCAAACTCTTCCCAGATACTATTTTCTGGACCCCAATATCTTTTTTTATCTTGCTTGTTATTTAGCGAGTGTAAAATTGTTGTATGGTCTTGATTAAAAACTCTACTCATTGAAGATAGGCTTACATTATATTGCTCATGCAATAAATTATAAAGTATACTTCTAGTTCTAACTATATCTCTTGTTCTACCTTTACTAAAAATATCATTTTTACTCACAGTATATTTTTCGCAAACTTTATCGACAATTTTATTTACAACTTCTAAGTTGGCATTTTTAAATTTAATACCAACTTTTCTTTTTATATTGCTATCTACAATTGGTTGATTTTTTTGTAGGAGATCTGCTGCATACAAAAATCCTTCCGAGAACCCTACCTCATATAATCTTTCTTCCTGGTTCGTAAGAAGGTAAAATGCTTTCTTTACTTTATATATAAAGTGATTGTTGTTTATGCTATTTTTGTGTTTTTGATAGTGTGAACTTATATTTATGGTCATAGATCCCCTACGTTTTCCTTTCTTTTTTTTCAACTAACGAGTTAATATTAAGTAGTTCTCATTAACTCTTCTTTTGCCTGCTCTATTTGCCAAAGTAAATTAAAAGAATCTTGTTGATACTTATTTACTTTTACTTTTGCTTCCAGATACTTCTCATGCTTTTTTGCTTGACGATCCTTTAGCTTCTGCAGGCGCAATCGGATTTGTTCCATCATGCTCCTTTGTTACTTTTGTAAAATCAATTTTTAAATTATTGATCTTACATTCTACTAACTCACCATTATTTTTTGTGTTAGTAGCCTTCTCTGCATCATCAAAGAGTTCGATCATTTGAAATGAACACTCTCCATTGATAATTCTTTTAAATTTTTGCATAATTTTTAATTTTTTTCAACTTCTTTTTGTATTAAAAAATCTATATACTGTCTTGCTTTTTTAAGATCTTCTACTCCATTTTTTAATCTCCATCTAGAAATATATTTAATTACATTACCTTCACAAAAATTTAATTTATTAGCAATAATGAAATCAATAGGTTCTATTTTATTCATTATGTAATGTATAGGTTGTTTAATTTTATCTGACATAATTTTATTTAAGCAAGGTGGGGAAAACGGAAAGGGAAAAAAACCCCACCCTGCTTGATACCCTTTAGCCTAAGTTAAAAGGTATATTCGTTATTACCACCATCATTAGATTTTGCAATGTTGTTTTTACCTGCTCCACTTGGTGTTAAAATTACTGTCAACTCACCTTCTTTAACATTGCCGTCTTGATCTTTAGACGGAAAGGCAGCCTGGTTATACCATTTACCATTTATGTTGACACCAATGGTCCAATTTTTATCTGGGTGCTTCATATTTTTTGGACCCACATAGACAGGAAGTTTATCTGTTGGTGACTTCCAATCTTTATTTTTAGTTAGGTTGATGTATATTTTATCGGATTGATTATCCATGTTTACTCCTTAGTTATATCAACTATTGTTGATTATTGTTTAGTTTGACCTCATGCTCACGAGTTAATTTTGCAATTTGCTCATATGCTTTAAGGTTATTGTCTTTAAGATACATAACTTGATCTCTTACTTCATCTTTAACTTCTCCTAGTGATCTTGTACTATTCGTAGCAGAGATTTTTGTTATGATACTTTCTACATCAACCTCATCATCAAGGTATGTAGGTTCTTCTTCAGATTGCTCTGGAGAATTTTCTTCTGGTTCTACTTCGTAACCATCTTCATCTTTAAAACCAGTTTTTAAATTTAACGCATTTAGAAACGCATACTTTCTACTGTATGACATTGCTTGACCTGTTCCATACTTGTCAAGACCACCCATTGCAGTACATCCATCAACTATAATAAAATTTTTTGGATCATCGATGTCTGTTATTTTCATTGTACAGGTTACAATTACATTTTTAGGTGTAACGTCTGTAACATAATTACAAGTAACATATAATCTATTTTCTAATAGAGCTGCCATTGCAACTCTTTGCACATCATCATGTAATAAAGGATTGAAGTGCATACCACCTTTTTTATCTGCTTTCTTTACACCAGTTGCTTTGTTGCAAGCATTGTAAAGTTTTTCGTATATATTTTTCATATTTTTTTTATTTATTGTGTACACATTGTTTTCACTACTCATAGTTTGATACCCCATAGTTTATTGATTAATTGTTTTTGTTCATCTGCTAAGTCTTTATAATAAAAGAAATGATTTACGTCTGGTGGCTCCATCATGTTTGCTAATCTTTCGATGTTACCTTCACAAAACATAATCATTTTTTCCCACAATAAAATTTTATCTATCATGATATTATAAAGATGTTGCAAGTGATCTGCCTTCATTAACTCATGGCTCTTATCAAAGATGACATAATCTTTGTCATTAACATATACCAGGTAAGGTATTTTCTTTGTTGCCATATAGTAGAATGAAGTCTGTGTAAGGTTTTCAATTGTAGGTTCAGCTGGTAATTCTTGAGTAATCATGTTCCACTCTTCTTTACCTTTAACCTTCCTTAAATTAGGTGGTTTAGTTTTTAATTCTATAAATTTTGTTTTAGTTTCATAATCGATACGACCCAGGATAGGTTTAATCATATTAAATTCTTTTAGTTCAACATATCTTTCACAAACTAATTTTTCTTTTTCGATAATCTGCTGCACAATTTTTTTTGTAATTGGAATACAATCTTCTGCGAACTTAATCATAGCTTCCCTGCCAAACTTATCTTTTGCGTCAACAGGTTCCTTTAAATTTATAATTTCTTTTTCTTTATTAAAATTTATTTTTAAATCTTTATCCCATTCTGTCTCTTTATTTGTCTTAGTTGTATAAATAACGTCTGCAATATTTCTTTGGACCACATTGTTTACTAGGTTGCCAAAGTTTGCTTTGTATCTAATCTTCCAGGATCTTCTGATTTTTTGTGGGAATGAATAACCAATAATATTTTTTGCAAAAGGTGTAGACGTACTAGAATAAGACCAATGATCTAATCCTTCGCCACCATTAAATATTGAGAATGCTTTTTTAATTTTGTTTTTTTCCATTTTTTGCTAGGTAATACAGGCATTTATAGTAGTTGTCAACGGAAGATTAAATTTATATAACGGAGTGAAAATGAATAAAAAAAAACTACCTTATAAAAAGGTGCGAGTAATTTGGCAGGATATTTGCAGCTCAAGTCAATGGTATGATGATTTATCTGATGTTGATAAGTTTAGCTATACTTGGTGCGAAGATATTGGATACCTATATTATAAAGATTCTAAAGTAGTAAAAATATTTACTTCATTTTTTTTTGATGAGGATAAAATATCTATAGGAAATATAACTGCTTATCCTAGGTGTGTAGTTAAAAAAATAATTTACGAAAAATGACATATTCTGGAATTTTTGATGAGATTGATTGTAAGAAAGAACTAGAACGAGCAAAAAAATTTATAAAAAAACAAGAAAATATAATTTTTGCATTAGAAAAAGAAATAGAACAGAAAGAAAACGAGATAAAAATATTAAAAAATAATGGCTAGAGACGTTTATGCTTTCAGTAATGGAAAATATTCTGATTGGCACAGAAAATATGATGGAATTGCTTATATCGATATTGATAGTGTTGAGTGCTGCGCTTATTGTTATGAGCCTTTAGCTATCATTGAGACTTGTTATGATAAAGGTCAAGAATACAAGGCTACAACCCTCTCAAAGATCATCGCAGAACGGCTAAACATACCCTGTTTTTTAGTATTTTATAAAGAAGTGTCTCCTACTAGCCTAACCTTTAGAGTTAAACGTATACGAAGCCGTAAATCGCAGTTTCAGATCATGAGCGAGGACCAATGGGTCAAAATCTTGAGATCTTTGCACGACCACCATAAACCAAAATGTAAATCTAAAAAAAGAAAGGATGTATAATGAATGTAACAAGGGGATTTTTACATATTACTTATAAATTATACCACCACCTGGATATTCTGGATGGGGTAAAGAAATCTTACTGTCTAAATGTATTTTTATCTGTAATGAAGTATGCTTGGAAGAAAAATGGCTATAAAGCAGGCTTGAGACATGAAACTATTCATAAAGATACAGGTTTATGCAGGACCACTATAAAAGAATGCCTAGAAACTTTGAATAAACTTAATGTTGTTAAATCTATTAGAGGTAAATCTGGTAAAACTTATATTGTGAATGAGGTATTTTTGCGAGCCGAAAAACTTTACGAGCCGACCCAGATAGCCGTCTCACCGACACGAGATAGCCGTAATACGACTACATTAGAAGAAACATTATCCATTAATAATATAGGTAAAATAGTTAAGAGTTTTGCAGGGGATACCGAGAGAATATTAGATGAATTATCTAAACTCCCCCTTGATGAATTAAAATCAGAAACTGTTAATGTATACCTGGCTAAACAAGCTATTCAACGTAAAGAAGATAATGAACGAGAAAGCAAAGCGACTTATGTTAATTCTGATAAAATATTGAGCGCATTGTCCAAGATAAGAAAACAAGCTAATCCAAGATATAGAGAAAAAGTTGAATACAATAAACGTAATGGTATTAAACCATGGGAAAATAAATAATGCCTGGAAGAGCGCAGCAGAAAGTTTTTTGCCAGGGATTTACCAGAGCTGGATTAAGAGAAGGTAAGAAAATACCTTGTAGAATGAAAGGTTATCCACTATCTGGAGGTAAAAGGTTTAAATGTAAATATCATGGTTATCAAAACTATGATAAATTTAATAAAGCTAATTACACAGATGAAACTAGAATAAAACAACTATCAAAACTAATACAATTTAAGGATTATACAAATGACCAAATCAGAAAATACTATTACACCAAAACCAAACCAAGAATTAATAACAGAGAAAAATCTATCTACCATAGAAGAAAAGTTGGTAAACGGAATGACCCTTACAGAAATACTAAACGACAAGCAGTATCCATTCAGTTTGATGAAGTTTTATCATTACTTAAAAAAAAATCCAGAATTAGAAACCAGAATAATAGAAGCTAGAAAATTAGGTATCCAAACTCTTATTGATAAATTAATGCAAGTATTTAGCTATCAAGAAATTGAATCTCCAAACGAAGTTTTATGGATTAGAGAAAAAACAAAATTTATTCAATGGGTTGCAGGAAAAATTTCAGATTTATATTCTGACAATAAACCTACTAAACAAAATATTGATACTAAAATGACTATATCCTGGGAAGATAATACTGATGATTTGATTGATGTATCTGGGGATATAACAGATATACCCCCAGACAATAAAGATTAAAGTTTTTTTGCAATGTATTGAAATTTAGGGTCATGATTTACATTCCCATGTTTTATTCTCTTTTGATACAAAGTAATTAACAAATTCTCTGCGTGTCTCATAAAGAAATTTGCTATATCCCTTGTCTCATGATCAAAAAATCTATCTTTAGCTAGATAGCCTTCATGATAAGTTATTGACTCCCCTGGTTTAGCCGTTTGCAACCATTTTTCGTACTTCGATAGTCTCATATTTTCCTCTTTGTTTTAGTTGTTTGTTTTTATAGTGAGTGTAAATTACACCTTTAGCACTCAAAATATTTATTAAAGTTTGTTTTTTTAACTCTTCTAAATTTATTTGTTTCATAATTTATTTTTTATTTCCTCTAAATATTCTTCGTTTTCTTTTTGTATTTTTTCCTCTTCTTCCTGTTGTTTTTTTTTCTCTTCAAAAAGTTTAACTTTGTTTTTAGTTCTTACAAAGTCAATTGCTTCAAAGTCTACTGTCATATTATCCTCTGTATTTAATTTGTTTTCCACTTTCCCAATCATAATGAGTAAATCCATAAAATTCATGAAATTGTTTTAAACTCCATGATTCCATAGTTTCTTTCATTTCATTATAATAATCAAATGCACTCGCATAATCTAAAAACATTTTTTTATTATACTTTCTTAACATTATTACCCCCACTGTTCTGCCATTGCTTGAGCAATCCCAGACCAAAATTTTGATCTATCCTTTGAACCTCTTGCAACGTATCTGTTTTTGTTTTTGTTTGTATTTTTATATCTACTCGTACCACTTTCAATAAATGTTTTTACTTCTGATTTATCGATGATATTTGTAGGCTTTAATTTTGGCAATCCTTTTAACCACAATCTAGTTTTTTTTGTGTATGGATGACCAAATTCGTATGGTTGAATTTCCTGGTCATGTTTAGGCAATTCAAATATTTTTGATTGTACAGGGTTTTCAATTGCAACTTTACAATCTAAATTATAGAAGCACATAAAAAATTTTTTTGCTTCCAAACCTTTATGATAACGCTCTAAATTTAACTTTCCCTTCTGGGGATATAATCTGCAAGCACCTGCATTTGATAAATAAGTACATGGTGGATGAGCAATTATTAAATCCCAATCTTTATGTAAATGATTTAAAACGTCATCTACAATATGATTTCCAGGAATTTCAGTTGGCAAAATATCACAACTCCAGGCTTCATGACCCTTGTTTTTAAATGCTTCTCTTACAATTCCAGAGTATTCACAAGCTATTAATACTTTCATTTTTTTTAATCTCCAATTGGTTGATTTAAAAAATTACTCAATTCACAAACTTTACTTCTAACATCATAAAATTTTCTACTCAAAAAGTCTGGATGGTTCCTATCCATAATTTTATGATCAATATAAACTGAATAATTTGTTGCATGTTGCAATGGAATAAAAGATTGAGTGCCGTATTTTTTTCTGGACCCACGACCCAATACTCTAACTTTATAGCGATCTTTATTGATAAATTTTCTTATCCCTTTGATGAAATTCCAACCTTCATCATTATTTGGGATATTGTGAAAGTAATGCACACAAGCGAATTTTTTCTCTTCCTTCCGTCTTTTAATTTCTGTTGCATTTTTTATAGCTTGAATAACTTCTAAATTATTCATTATTCCCCCTTTCTTTTTATATGTTTATAATCAGAGTAATTTGAACACCACTCGTAAAAATCAAAATTTTCACTACTCCAACACTCTGCAAATGCAAGGTCGTCTCTTCTCATTTTGTTATATTCTTCTCTAGCTTCCGTTTCAGTTTTTTTAGTCATTTTTTTTCATATCCCTTCTGTTTTTTATTAATTCTTTTATAAAATATATTAATCCAAATAATAAAATTACTTTTATTTCTAATGGCATTTTTTCATATCCCTTCTATACAGTTATTATTGATACTATGATTAAAAATAAAATTATTACATAAAAATAATAATTTAAACTACTCAAATTTCCCCCCTTTCTTTTTTAAATTCCTGGTAATTTTTTGCTTTTGAATTTAAAATTTCGGAATATTCATCAACATAATAAGAGTGCGCATATTTATTTTTCTCAATCTCTTTATTAATTGCGCTTATCCTTTCATCTTTCCAATCATTTAAGATTTTTTCTATTTTTTTATTTTTCATTAATAACCCCTTTCAATTTTGTTATTAATTTTAACTACTGTTGATTTCAATTGTTTTATTAATTTTTCAGTTTCAATTTCGCTTTTAGTTTTATTGAAATTTAAAAAATTATTTAAATTTAAAGATCTTAAAAAATGGTCTATATGCATATCACCAATTTTAATTTCTTTATTCTTACTTTTAGAAAATCTTTTTTTTTCTAAAATTTGAAGTGTATCAGTTGCAATTGCTCTATTGTCAATTACACTCTGTATTTTGACTATTTCGTTAAGTGTCATATTTTTAATTATCCTTTCATTTTTGCTTCAAGTTTCTTTTTTCCGTATGTTTTTACTTTTTCAACTATAATGTTGATTGTGTCTTTTTTATAGCACAACAGACAATCTTTACATTTTTGACCTGTACAATTTTGCTCTTCTTTATGTAAATCACCCTTTACAGTATTAAAGGTTTTATCAAAATATTTTGGAATTTTACGCAAAATATGATTTGTCAATGGTGTTGAGTAAATCAAAATTAAGTTTTTTGGTTTTTCGTTTTTATCAAAAAACGGCTTTATTACATCGAACCTTTTAGACCATAAAGAAAAAGTACAATGAGGGTTTTTGATTGCAATATTAACATAATTTTGAAGGTTAATTGTTGCTTTGGTTTTATCTAAATCTAATTCACCATGAGCATTAAACCTAAAAAAAGCATTGTTGATAATTGGCAATGCGTCTGGATGTAAAACCTTAGAAGTCAATAAATCGGAATTACGTTGTAGAGCCGTTGCAACACTTTTTCGATATGTTCTTAACATTTCATTTGAATAACAAAAAGAACATATGTTGTTAGGGTCTTGTTTTTTATATTGTTGGTTACAATAACCATTGGTAACAGTATTTGTTGAAATAGCTTGAAAGCCTTCTAACTTTCCTGTCATTTTTGATATATGTATCATTATTGATTATCCCTTTTTTTTTGTTCTTTTTGGTATTCATCACAGATTTTCTTATATTCATCTGTTTTTTTATAATCATCTATTTGTTTATTAAGATGATTTATAAAAGTCTGTAAACTTTTTAAATAATTATCATTTATTATTTTATTCATTAATTAACCCCTTTCTCATTTTTTGCTTTTTGAACCATATCAACTAATTTTCCTAATGTTGCGACCTGGTTTTGCATTTCTTTTTTGCCTTCATCATTTAATTTAGAATATAAATCTAAATATAAAGGCAATTGATTTTCCCATGTATTATTTAATTTGATTTCTAGTTTTTGTTTTTTTGTCATTTTTTTACCTTTCATTTTTTTATAAATTTTTATTTATATTTTTTTTGTTTTGTAGTTGACAGATTGACGCAGTTATAATTGTGGCTAAAATGTGGCACAGCTGAAACTACTTTAGAATTGTTCTAAATACCGGTCAACCTGGGGTTGTGTTAAATTATTTTTAATGGTCCAGGAATTTATTTTTTATGGTCCAGGAATTAGAATTGGAATTAGTTAAAAGAAGCTATTCAAATTTAAACAAACAAATTTTTTTCTTATGCGTCATCACTAACGGCTTTGAAAATTTAAAATATAAAGAAATTTTTACTAACGATAATAAAAGATTATTATTAATGATAATATTTTTTGTCTTTTTGCGTGTAAAATTAAAGATTGCGCGAGGGGGTCACCCCCAGATTATGCGCGTCAATTATTATATATATACATATGGATAATTTCAACAGACACACAGACACCTAGCCAGTTATACAGAAATGCTTTTTTTGTTTTATTTTTTTTTCAAATACACTACATATGGTATATGGCTTATTTAGACACAGATGATTTTGATTGTATTGCTTATATTGACGAAAAAACCAATGCAGTAACAGTTAAATTCGTTGGTATACCTAACAAACAATCTGCAGAATTATTTATAAATTATGTAATGGTTACCCTAGGAGTAGACTTTAGACCATTAGATCAAACTGATAGATCAAAAATGATACACTAATGAATATCAAAATACCTTATACACCAAGGAAACATCAAGCATTCTTACATAAACAAATAAACAAACACAGATGGAGTGTGCTAGTTTGTCACAGAAGGTTCGGTAAAACAGTATGCATGATCAACCACCTAATAAAATCTGCCTTAATGTGTCCACACAAAAACCCAAGATTTGCTTATATTGCTCCTACATTCAAGCAAGCTAAAAGCATTGCTTGGGATTATATAAAACAATTTACTGATAAAATCCCATTAACAAAGTTCAATGAAACAGAGTTAAGAGTAGATCTACCTAATGGTGCTAGAATAACATTACTCGGAGCAGAAAACTCAGATGGTCTTAGAGGTATCTACTTGGATGGCTGCGTTATTGATGAGTACGCAAATGTTGAAGGAAAGTTGTTCGCAGAAATAATTAGACCAGCTCTAAGTGATAGGAAGGGGTATTGCGTATTCATAGGAACACCTGCTGGAATGAACAATAACTTTTATGATTTATATCAGCACGCACAAAGTGCAGAAGATTGGTTTAACTACAAAGCAAAAGCTAGCGAGACAAAAATAGTCGACCAGGAAGAATTAGACAAAGCAAAAGAAGTTATGGGTGAAAAGAAATATATGCAAGAGTTTGAGTGTGATTGGGTAGCAAACATTGAGGGTGCAATCTATGGAGAAGAAATATCTAAACTAGATGACAAAAAACAATTAGCTAGAGTTCCTTATGATCCTACCTTGCCTGTCTCTACTGCCTGGGATTTGGGGGTTGCCGACCACAGTAGTATTATTTTTTTTCAACAAAAAGGTACAGCAATACAAATAATAGACTACCACGAAGAAAGGGGTCATGGGTTACCACACTATATTCAAATGCTAAACGAAAAACCATACGTCTACAAAGATCACTTTGCTCCACACGACATTGATGTACAGGAGTTTGGCAATGGTAAAACCAGAAGAGAGATAGCTTATCAGCTAGGAGTTAGATTTAGAGTAGTACCGAAGCTACCAGTAGAAGAAGGTATTCACGCAGTAACAATGTTGTTGCCAAGATGTTGGATTGATACAGATCATTGCAAAAACTTAATAGATGCGTTAAGACATTACCACAGGAAGTACATTGACAAAAATAGAATGTTCAGATCGAAACCTGTACATGATTGGAGCAGCCATGCGTGTGATAGCATGAGGTATCTCGCTGTTGGCTTGCAAGAATTAAATACTAGACAAATTGCTCCACAAAGTGTAGCAGATAATAGTTATAGGATTATTTAATTATGGGATCTATTTTTAAACCAAAAATGCCAGCATTGCCACCACCTCCAGCTCCTGTTGAGCCACCAGAGCCAGAATTATCTGATGAGGAAAAAGCAAAAATTAAAAAAGAACAGGATGCTATAGAAAGAAGAAGAAAAGGTAGAAAGTCAACTATTCTTACTGGACCCCTTGGTGTGCAAGAGTCTGAAGAAACTAAACTCAAAACATTGTTAGGAGATTAATATGTTAGAAAAAATAAAAAAAGCTATTAAAAAAATGAAACCTGCTGCAAAAAAAACAGAACCAAAGTTTAATAACATGAATGATTTACAAAATGCAGTAGCAGTAAACAGAGAAGTTAAATCTGAAACAAAATCTGAAACTAAATCATCTTTAACTTTCGGAAAGTAAATGTCTGCAAGAGAAAACTATAGAACCTCTAATGCTTATACAAGCAACTCTTATAGTTCAACTAAAAGTAAAACTACTACAACAAATACAACAGGTGGTGGAGATAATAACAGAGAAACATACAGAACAACAACTTATACAAAACCAATAGATCCAAAAGTAAAAGCAAGAAATGATTTAGCATTAAAAGTAGCTAAACAAAAAAAGGATGCAGAAGCATTTAAAAACATGAAGTATGAACCACCAAAGTTTGTTCCTTCTATAGCTGGAAAAATTTTTTCAAATTTAGTTGGTGAGAAAACTTTTAATGTAAATAAAAGTTATTACGAAAAAAATGTTATTGGAAAAGCAAAACCTGGTGGTGGATTTTATGGTGCGTCTACAGAAGATTTTAAAGGTTATATGCAAGGAAGAGGATCTGGTACAGTTGATGCAATGGGTAGAACTATATCTAATAATAATGATGGTGGTTCATATGTAGTTGAAAAAAAAATTGGTGGAAACACTATACTTACAGAAACACCAACAAGCGCAGAAGTTTCACAAGCTAAAGCAACAGAACAAGTAATAGAAGATGAAGAGACAAGAAAGAGAAGAGTAAAAGCAAAAGGAAGATCACCAACAATCCTAACAGGAGTTACTGGCGCAACTGGTGGCTTGACTTTAGGTAAACCAAGTTTATTAGGTAGAGCATAATGGCACAATCAGAAAAATCAAAAATTTTATTATCAAGATTTGACAGACTAAAATCACAAAGAGCAAACTGGGAAAGTCACTGGCAAGAAGTTGCAGACTATATGCAACCAAGAAAAGCAGACGTAACTAAATCAAGATCTAAAGGTGATAAAAGAACAGAATTAATTTTTGATGGCTCACCATTACAATCAGTAGAATTATTATCAGCTTCATTACATGGTATGTTGACAAATCCATCAACACCTTGGTTCTCTTTAAAATTTAAAAATCCTTCAATGGAAAATGAAGATGAAGCAAAAGAGTGGTTAGAGTCTGCTACAGAAGTTATGTACTCTGCATTTAATCAATCAAACTTCCAACAAGAAATATTTGAATTGTATCATGATCTAATTACTTTTGGTACGGCAGCAATGTTTATTGAAGAAGATGAAGAAGATAATTTAAAATTTTCTACAAGACACATAAATGAAATTTATATTTCTGAAAATGATAAAGGTAGAATAGATACAGTATTTAGAAAGTTTAGAATATCTGCAAGAGCAGCAATACAAAAGTTTGGTAACGTATCAACTAACATTGAAGTTATAGCTAAGAAAGATCCTTATGAAGAAGTAGAAATACTTCATGCAGTTTTTCCTAGATCAGATTTTAATCCTTCAAAACAAGATAAAGAAAATATGCCTTTCGAGTCTATTTACATGGATGCAGATAGTGGTGATGAATTATCTGTTTCTGGATTTAAAGAGTTTCCTTTTGTAGTACCTAGATACTTAAAAGCATCACACGAAATCTATGGTAGATCTCCTGCAATGACAGCTTTGCCAGACGTTAAAATGCTAAATGAAATGTCTAAGACTATAATTAAGTCTGCACAAAAACAAGTTGACCCACCTTTGTTAGTTCCAGATGATGGTTTTTTATTACCTGTAAGAACTGTACCTGGTGGTTTAAATTTTTACAGAGCAGGAACTAGAGATAGAATTGAACCATTAAACATTGGTGCAAACAATACACTAGGTTTAAATATGGAAGAGCAAAGAAGAAACTCAATTAGAAATGCTTTTTATGTAAATCAATTAATGATGCAAGATGGTCCACAAATGACAGCAACAGAAGTTATTCAAAGAAACGAAGAGAAGATGAGATTATTGGGTCCAGTTCTTGGTAGACTTCAATCTGAATTATTAAAACCATTGATCGACAGATCATTTGCAATCTTAATGAGAAGAAATTTATTTGCACAAGCACCAGACTTTTTATCTGGTCAAGACATCGAAATTGAATATGTATCACCATTAGCTAAAGCACAAAAATCTACAGAGCTGTCATCTATCATGAGAGCAATTGAGATTATGGGTAGCTTATCAAATGTTGCTCCAGTATTCGACCATATCAATATGGATAAATTGGTTAGGCATTTAACTAGCATTGTTGGTGTTCCACAAAAAATATTAAAACCACAATCTGAATTAAATGCTGAAAGACAAGCACAAGCACAACAAATAGAACAACAACAACAGCTTCAGAACATACAACAAGTTGCAGAAGCAGGAGAAAAGATAGCACCATTAGCAAAAGCATTACCAGAAGAAGCAAAGGTAGTGGCTAATGCAGATGCAGAATAGATGAAACCAAACAAACAACTGGAACAATTAATAAAAAAACTAAGAGACAATTATCAATATATTTTTAATACAGACGAAGGCAAAGAGGTTTTGTCTGATTTAGAAAAAAGATGTCATTATCATACTACTACTAATATAAAAGGTGATAGTCATGAAAGTGCATATATGGAAGGTCAACGCAGTGTACTTCTATTTATAAAACAAATGCTGCAAAAGGAGAACAAAAATGTCAAGTGAACAGATAACACAAACTGATGTGCCTGTAGAAGAGACAAAACAAACTACTACAGACACTCCTCAAACAATTGAACAACCTTCAACTGTTGCTAAATCTTGGAAAGAAACTATTTCAGAAGAGTTTAGAAACGATCCAAATATTTCTAAGTTTACAGAAATAGATGCATTAGCTAAAAGTTATATCAATGCAACTAGAATGATTGGACAAGATAAAGTTGCAGTACCAAATGAAAACTCAACAGACGATCAATGGAATGAAGTTTATACTAAACTTGGTAGACCAGAGTCTGCAGATAAATATAAACTAGAAGTAAAATCTGAAACAGCTCCATTAGATGATACTGCAATAAAACAATTTGCAGAAAATGCTCATCAACTTGGTTTGAATAACAAACAAGCGCAAGGTATTTTAGAATTTTATAAAAATTCTATGGAAGGTTCTATTCAACAAGCAAGAGTAGACACTGAAACTGCTCAAGCAAATGCAGAACAAGAACTTCGTAAAGAGTGGGGTAGATCTTATGATGAGAATATAAAAAAAGCTGGTGCTATTGCTAAAGCAAACATGAGTGAAGATATTCTTAACATGGAACTAAAAGATGGTACTCGTATTGGAGATCATCCTGCAGTTATAAAAGGTTTTGCAAACATTGCTAATCTTATGTCTGAAGATAAATTAGTAAGTACAGAAAGTGAAAATGTTGACAGAGGTACAGACTACGAAGCTGAAATATCTAAGATTGTTAATGACAGGGATGGTCCATACTGGAACAAAGGTCATCCAGATCATGACAAAGTAGTTCAACAAGTATTTACATTAAGAACTATGTTAAATGGATAATAAAGAACTAAGATTAGAAATACTTCGCATTGTTGTAGACAGTGGATCAGAAAATCAAAAATCTAATCCCTTGCCAATATGCGAAGAATACTATACATGGATTTGTAAGCCGAATGAAAATTCGGCTAACAAAAATAAGACAATTCGTAAGAACCTTATTGACAAGAAGGAATAGACTCTAGTCTAACAGACTTTAAATGCAAGAGAAGCCAGAATTTCTGATAACGTCTCTGTTTTGTTTTAACATTAACTTAACATTTAAGGAGACATAATATGTCAACTGAAATAACAAAAGCATTTGTAGAACAATACAGTTCAAACATACAAATGTTATCACAACAAAAAGGATCACTTTTAAGAGATAAAGTGAGACTTGAGTCTGTTACAGGGAAGAATGCTTTCTTCGACCAAATTGGTTCTGTAACTGCAACAGTTCGTTCAACTAGACACTCGAACACTCCACAAGCAGATACTCCTCACTCAAGAAGAAGAGTTAGCTTGGTTGACTATGAGTTCGCAGATTTAGTTGACGATCTAGATAAAGTAAGAATGTTGGTAGATCCTACTTCTAGC